GCTTTAATCTCGTCTGCGGTCACTGTTACCTCAGTACCCATTACGTCCCTCATGTGGGGGGGTTCACGCCGGGGGTCGTTGTCGTCGGTATATGGAGCTTTGTAATACGGGCTTTTCCCCGGAGTGCAATTCCGTTTAGCTTCTCCTTCGACGTTGAGAGCGGCATTTGTCAGCCCCTTTTCGATAATCGGCCATGCTTCGCGGGTAAGCTGCGATATCTTCAGCGACATCTCCTCAGGGGTGAGGATCTTCGGCATCACCGACCCCCAGAGAATACCGCAATCCCGATCCCGATAAGGACACCGACAGTCGAAATTATCCCGGCAACGATTGCCGCGAGTTTGCTGGTTTCCTTCTCGGCTGCCTGATGCCCGTCCTTGAACCCTTCGAGGACATCAACCCGGTCAACGACATCCTTTAACCCGATGGCGTTCTCCTGTGAGATTTTCGCCCCGTTGATCTCAAGGTATCTAACCCTGATCTCATGGCTCTCAATCGAAAGCATGAACTTGGATACGGACTCCTGCAGATGCTTAACATCGTTCCTTGTTCCAAGAGCGATATCCCGAAGTTCTTCATGACCTGCACAAGATTTAGAGATCCGTTCTCCTTCCATCAGACCCCCTTTAGAATAAACGAGTAATGATCAATACTTGAAATCCCGTTGACGACATATGGAGTCATGATCTGAAACGTGCCAGTGAAACCGTCAACGGTTGAGACAACCCGATAATTCCCCGCCCATTCTCCCTGTGTTCCGGTGAGCGTGATCGTATCAGGCAGAGCAACTTTCACCGGTTGATCCAATAGTTGCCCGGTCTCGTGGATCATGGCGCTTTCACTATCTCTCCCAGAATACCCAAACCTGCAGGGCACATCCACCTGATCGTCAAGCCAATAATACTCATACTCGTTTGACTGGTTGAGGTAATCCGCCTGAACGGACAGATTACCGGATAGAGTCGTTGTAGTAATCGTTTCCCCGGTGGTGAAAGCACCAGACACCGTTTTAACGACGATGTATCCGGTACCTACTCTGGTGATTTCAGCGGTCTGATGACTGGTTCCCCCGGTCACGGTCTGCCCTATGGCAGGTGTCCCGGTCCCTCCGGTGTAGGTGAGTTTCTGTTTTCGGTATCGTTTCTGCAGGGTGCAGACATGACACATGAAAGCCAGGGGAAACAGCATCAATACCCCCTGAACATTCGATGAGATCTCACGAAGGCCACCCCTGACCCTCCGGCATAGTCGATATACTGAGCAACGGCTTTTCTTCCCTTTGACTCGTATGATACCGCTTCAGCCTCAGGGTTGACTCCGAACGAGATATCACCACCAAGGGAAAGAGAGTTTGGCCGGGTGAGTTCGTGAGCCTGTCTGCGTTTAATCTTTGCAATGGTGAAGTTGATAGAGGCGGTTTTGAGTTGTGACGCTGATACTGGTGCGGTCAGACCTTTCTCAAGCAGGATATCAGTGATCTCTTCATCACTCCTCGTTATCAGGGCCGTGATGTCAGATGTTGTGATAGTGCCGAGTGAGGTTCCTGCCTCAAGTTGAACATCAGTATACTCACAAAATGCCATTATCAACCTACAATTACGATATACCCTTTCTCCGGGCTGTATAGAGTCTGGATATCAGTGGTCGTTGCCAGAGACTCAACGTATGTCTCAAATTCAGAGTAGTTAGTAAAAGCCTCAACAACGTAGTTTGTCATCTAATCCCTCCAGAAAAAAGGGATTAGGAAGTTGGTACGTTTGCAACCATGCACCGGTAGTCTATCTGTGCTGCTCCGATATCCCATTCGACCTTGTAGCCGATGGTGGACATCTCGTAGCTATACTGATCCATCGCCCCACCAAGCACCTGAGCGTCCGGAGCCTTCCGAAATATCCGGGGAGTCGGAGCAGAGTTCAAGGTCGCAAAGGCAACAGTTGGGCGGTTTGCAACTGGATCGCCGTAGAGATACCACTGTTTGTTCTTATACGTGTTTGACGCTGAAACCACCGGGATCTGGGTGTTGACTGCAATCTCAAGACCTGCAACTGGGTTGTTGCCGGAAGTCTTGTATCCGACTTCAGAGGAGAGGTCGTACCGCTCAAGAGTCAGAGCATCAATGATCTCAGCGGCCTTCCACTTCAGGGCTGGAGGGACCATGATTCCTTTTGGCTGGATGTTCAGCGGGTTTCCGCTGGCATCGGTCTGGATCGCCATCTTGTTCGCTGCGGCGATAACACTGGATACCGAGAGCTCGTTTGTGGTATAGTTGCCGTGAGAGTCGTCGGTCGGGAACAGCGCGGTATCTGCACCGGCTGCAATAGCGATCTTGCTGGTTGCAAGGTATTCGGCTGTCTGTGCGGCTGCACGGGAGAACACTTCAGGGACTGAGTTGAACACGCCGAGGGCGTCGTTGATGATTGCCTGACGGGTAAGCTCGAGAGAATCGGCGTAGTTCTTTGCCTGGATGGTGAAGTTACTCTCACCGAGATACGTCTTTCCAAGCCCTTCGTTTTCTCCTCGTTCCTGCAGTCTGCGGATCGGTGCTTCAAGTGCTGGAAGTGGGGTGCTCTTGAAATCGTTCACCCGAATTTGACGGGTCCACAGGGGGTAAGAGACATCTACGGACTTCTGCATGGCGAGGAGCTGAGCGTTCATGTCTGCAGTGAGCAGATACGAAAAGTCCGATGTGCCGATTGCTTCACAGAGTTTTCCGTAACTCTGCATTCCTTCAATAGTCCGAAGGAACTCCTGAACCTTCCGCCTTTTGGTAAGTCCGTCTGCGGAGTTCAGGTATTCCTTTGTCATCCTCTGCCCGTGGCCGAAGACCTCTTTAAATTTTCCTTCTGAAATCATGATTATGCCACCCTCAGGCCGAGAACGTAAACCACAGCATCAGGCTGGGTTGCTCCACCTGCACCGGTAACCCGGAGCGTTCCACCGGCTGCGATGTCTGCCTTTGAATCGTCAATCGTTGCCATCCGCACGATTGCGGTATCGGATCCGGAGGCTGCCATAGCGTCAGAAATTGCGTTTGTGCCGTTCTTGATCTGAAGTGTTGCAGACCCGACACCGGCTCCGGTGAGCTGAAGCCATGCGTCAATGACCCGGGTCTTGTGGGTCAGGGTTACGTCAGTATTGGCGTTTGCTCCTGCTGCTACCGTAACGATGTGGATGACCGGGGTGGCTCCAATGACGTTGCCGGATGCAGCGAACTTGGTAACCAGTCCGGTGATACCTGCTGCGGCTGCTCCGGGCTGAAGTTTTGCTTCAGTGACTCCCCCGGCTGCCAGCTGAGTAGAACCAACTGCACTTGCTGCGAGAACCCCCCCGGCATACCCGGCCTTGATGACCTCAATGGTCGTGGTTGCTCCGGTCAGAACTACCTCATTAGCCCATCCGAAGAATACCCCGGTTGCAAGGTTTGACAGGACAACCGGATTAGCCTTCGATGCAAACAGCGGAGCACCGACAGCAATTCCGCCGGTGTTTACGTCAGTGACTTCCAGGTCTCCGACCCACGGACCGAACCGGACAACCGTCTCACCAGAAACCGTATCTTCGTCGTTCTCTGCAATACCACAGAGATCCCCGTATATCACAACCCCGCCAGCTACCGGAGTAGTCGGGTACGATGCGATAACCCGGAGGTTGTCCGGACTGTGAGTTTCATTCAGCATTATGTCACCTCAATTCCTGCAAGCCGGTTTGCCTGCTCTTTGCTCATACCGTTCTCAACGAGAGAGTCACGGTAATCTTCCCGTGCTTTCTTGACATCACCTGGGTTACCTGCAGGAACCGATCCATTGTCATGGACCCCGGAGATTCCTGATTCTTTCAGGATGTCTGCGATCTCGGTCTGCTTTGCTTTGACTGCCTCAGTGACAATCAGGCCAAACTTCACGGCGTCAATGCTGCCGTCTTCAGCGAGAACAGCCTGCTTCACTAGTGACTCTGTAAGAGCTTTAGCGACTGACTCCGGGAGTTTTACTTTTCCGACTTCAACAGTCACGAACTCACGGGCGGCTTTCTCTGCGATCTTTGCCTTGAGATCCTTGTTTTCAGTCTCAAGGGTTTTGATCCGGGTCTCCGCTTCAGTGAGTTTGTTCTTCTGTGCTTCGCTTTGAGATTCGATCTGCAGTTCTTCAGAGACCTGCTTTCGGATCTCTTTCACAACCTCAGGATCACTGGTCATGATCTCCGAGAGTCTGATTGAGAGTTGTTTATCTGGTGCCATTTCTTTCTCCTTTCCTCGTTCTGCCACTTCGTTAAACCGAGAGTGCCCCCCGGCTCCCGGAATAGTGACAAAATCAACAGAATTAAATTTCGAGGGCAGTAGTTCAGTGATGATCCTTCCCTGCTTCCCGTCCGGACCTTCTCCTTCCTTGGATAGGCCATCAACGTAATGAGAGACCCCGATCTTACCTGCCAGCCACTTGAGATCTTCAGCAAACTTCGGCCTTACCTCTGCCTTCGCGTATATCCCCGGCCCGTCCCATGCTGCCGGGTCACTCTCTTCGAGGTATCGTCCTTGTTCAGACAAGGCAGCGGCAATCGTGCCAGTCACACGGGCAGGCTGGTCTTCTTCCTGTTGTCGGGTCGGGTGGTCCCAATGCATGAGCATACCGGCAGGATAAACCCCTGATTCGGCTGCTTTCTTTAAAACGTCTTCAAAATAGAAACCACTCGCCCCGCGACCAGGGCGGATGATATGTACCTCAATCGTTCCGGGTTTCGTTGCAGGTCCGGAAACCTCTCGGAACCTCATCACATCACCGGTGATTGGTTCAGTCGATACCATTGAGGATATTAACGCTTTGTGATATTATATACAAAAGTGCCGGTATACCGGGATTTGTCTGTATTCTGTGACATACAACTTCATTTGTGTTGCATAATCCCGGATTTATACATCACAACAACATACCACGCCGCATGGCATATTATTATCTAATATACCATGCAATATGGTATATTATGACCGTGATAATTGAGAGAGATGGAATCAGGTACAAGAGAACTTCAGTTGAAGTAAGAGAAGACCTGCACACGATAGCAAAAGAGAACGGGTGGAATATGGCGGCGATGCTGAATAAAGCGCTGGAAGATAAGCGGGGGAAGAAATGAATAAATTTAATATAAATACACGGTGCAGGGTTGAACTTACAGAATATGGGGTGCAAATATTACAAGAGCATCGTTTGAAAAAATACAACCTGCTAATCAGAAAAAACGGGAAAATCTATTACGAGTCTGAATTGTGGGAAATCATGGCAATATTTGGTGAATGTCACTATATGGGTAATATCAATCAGCCGTTTGTAGATAATATCCTGGAGTTATCTGATACATGGTGAAGGTGGAGAGATGAACGATCCAACCAAACAACTAATCAAAATCGTCGTAGATCGATTGAATCAAACAGAGGCGTTTATTTTAGAGTATATTGGCAATAATGGCGCAAGTACTCCATATGATATGGTGCATAACGGGAGGCATCAGTTATCTTACACAGGAATTGCAAAAGTGTCACGGGATTTAGAATCTGCTGGAGTTTTAATGGTTGATCAATTAGATTCGACTACTGGGGGAAAGAAAAAGCAATATTCCCTATCGGAACTTGGAACATTAATTTACGCTCATATGGAGGAGTTATGATCCCCCCGGTTGAA